TTGCCATTCTAAGGTGTTGAGCACACTATTCCAGCTTTCTGCTGGATTGACTTGCTCCCAACGCTGCCAGTAGCCCGAGTAGCTCAGCGGCGAGAGGATAAAGGTCAGGTTGACCGAATTAACCCCAGCTTGGAACGTCCAGCCTTCGACATAGCCTTGATAATTCAAAGAGGAAATGGCGCTGGGTAGGTCGGTCAATTCAATGGGTTGGCCTAAAAATATGTCGATGAGGGCGTCGCGGTCGGTGTTATCAAGCTCAGGACTTTCCAAAGGATAGGAAATCGCGTCAAGAATTGGTCGAGGGTAGGAACGGAGCAAAATTAGGCGCTCAGCGAAAGCTTCCGCATCGGCTTCAAGATCCAAAGTTGTATCGATAATTTCGGCATAGGTGCCAAAGTTGAGTATCGAAGTAGCGTCAGAATCGGTGACAGTCTGGCCATTCTTATAAATAACCGTAACGCTATTTCTCAAATCTCCCGACCGTATTTGTGAGCGAATACCGATACCAAAAGCGTCGTTGGCGCTGAGAGTCGTGAAGCCATTGGCTAAGAGATAGTCCTGTCGGTGATCTTGATTATCGTAGGCAACGCGGCCATCATCGTCTTCATAAACAGTTCCAAGAGCAGAGTTAGCCAGCTGCGCGACGTAAGTGTAAGCGTTAATCGAATCAGCAGCTCGAGCCACCATTTCATAAACACCCGTATCAATCTGTCCTAAGCCAATGTTTTCGGCTGTCGCCCAAGTTTCACTCGCGGGTGTGTAGTTCTGCCAAGTTTCTGTGGCTGGTAACTCTTGCCAGTCGTTAGCTAAGACTTCCGAAACGATTGTGAAAATTTGTGTGCCTTCATCATCTTTACTTAATGCGCCATCCCAATTAGTGCACGATAAGCGACTGAGAGCGCCAAGAGCAGTAATGTTGATTCCAATAACGGTGGCGTTTGAACCAGTAGAAACGACCGATGTTGCAATATCGCTGATGAATCCCCCATAAATGGATACATAGTTGCCAGCCGAGTTTTTTAGTTGGACGGTTATTTGATGCCCAATTTGTAAATCAAAATCATCTTGAGCTACGTCGATTAGCTGGAGATAACAATATCCGGCCACAGGTTGTTCATAAATACTTGAACGACCGCGAGTGATTGTTAAATTGGCAACTGTGGCTGAGGTGTAATCATTACCTTGAATCAGTATTTTCCACTCGGGAGACCAAAGACTCATACCAGCGCGCCAGCTCCAAGAGTTCCGCGATAGGCTGAATTATTAAGAATCTGGATAATTTGTCGGGCGGTGGATTCGGGATCGATAGCGCCATTGACGGTGATATTTATATCGCCACCCATTGAATTAGCTTTAGATAATGGAATAACGGCTTCAGGGCCAGCTTCGCCAATCATCGCTAGCGTTGGTTTTGTAACAATACCGCCTTTAGCCAAGTAAGGAATGTCGGGAAATATGTCTGGCGACGTCCATTCGTTTCCGCCAATAACCGGAACCCAATCGGGGACTTTGAAAGTAATCTTAAAATCGAGTTTATTCCACAGCCCAATAATTGTGTTGAGTGCGCCTTTCATAGCGTTAACAATGGGACTGAAAATATCGCTTGCTAAATCTTCAACGTCATTTTTGAATTTTACAAAACGACTGTAAGTCGAATTGATAAAGTTGATAATTTTGCTCGACGCTGTGGCGTAAATATCGATAATCGCACCAGCAACGTCTCCAATAACCGCTAGCAGCCTTCCTAAAATTGTTCCGACAGTAGGAGCAAATTCATCTCGAATGAAACTTAATAAAATTTTAAGAATGTTGATAAAAGGTTCTAATTCTTCTTTGTTGCGCGATACCGCGCCAGCGACCGAATTCCAAGCGCTGATAAGTCCATCGACAATTGGGCGCAATAAATTACCTAAAATGGGAGCAAGATAATCTCTAATAAAGTTATTTATCGCTTGCAAAGCTGGCAAAATAACGTTATTAAAGACAGCCGCTAAGTCCACAACAACAGGCTTAAGAGCGGTTGTTAATTGTGTCGAAAGGTCAGAAAGTCTAGGTAGAACGTTGTTGGCTATGTAACTGACAAGAGGGGTAAGAGCTTGGATAATGTAAGCGCCAACAGTTTCTTTTGCTTCATTGAAAGCAATCCGAAGTCTTTCCATACGGACAGCCATCGTTTCCGCGCCTTCTTGAGCTGCACCTTGAAAACGGTCTTTAAGTTGTGGCAACAAGTCGCTAAGACTTTTACCTGCAACTTCGCCTTTTTCAAATCCACCCGTCAAGCGAGTTAATGACAATAAATTGCCTTCATTGGCTTTGGCTAATGCGTTCGACACTGTCTCTAAATCTCGGCCAGTAGCCCTAGAAATATCCATTGCTAAAGCCGCTAAATCCTGTGCTTTAGTAACGTCTCCAGTCGATCTAACAAGTCGGTCTAAGCTGGGTCTTAATTCATCGTCGGTAAAACCTAATAGGATGCCTTGTTTTGTAATCCAATTTTCGGTGGCTGCAATTGTGGCTTGTGTTGCGCCTGTGACTCTTTCTAAAGTGCCAGCTAGACGAGCTTGAGCAGCTTCGTCCTCAATAGCCGCCTTAACTCCATCAACGGCTAATTTAACGGCATACGCACCAGCGGCGGCAGTAGCGGCGGCAAAGGCTAGCCCAGCCTTTTTACCAAAGTCCGTGACTCGATCACCAAAGGATGAAACCTCTTGACTGCCCGTTGAAAGATTGCGGCGAAGCTGATCGACATCAGCAAGGATGGAAAGTTTAAGAGTTCTTGATCCGGCCATTAGTCGAATTTACTCACAATCTTGTCGAAGGCGCTTTCCCATTTCCGAATTAGTTCGGGCTGGATTTGACGCAAGGTCGGATAAATAAAATAACCAGAATTGCCGCGACCTTTGCTGGGAGTGCGACGGGGAAATTGCTTAAAACGATTTGAACCGAATTCCATACCCGGCCAAAGGATTTGAGTTGTTGCTCCACCAGAAAATTTTTGTCGAGCAAAGCCATAACTAAATTCTCCAATTTTGGAACTTTTAGAAATGCTTACACCATCAGCAATTCTTTGAGCAGCTTTACCCGAAACTATTCGACGGCCAGCCGCTATTTTGATTTGATCGGCAGCGTATTGAGCCAATGCGCTTGATTCAGTTCGAGCTTGATCTGTGGCTTCTTGATCCATAGCCTTAAATGCGCTAGTAATGCGGCGAAGTTCAGCGCGGTCGTATGTTATTGCGCTGTCCATTTCGCTCCTTCAAAATCTCAATCGCGGTGGCTATGTCGTCCGCGTCTGTCCATTCTCGCATCGGAATCTGCGTCGCGATTGCTAAATCGATTAGCAGACGATTTAGGCTTCCGATGCTGTGGATTTTGGGTCGAGTGCCTCAGTCGTTATGTCGGCAACCGTATCCATCCACACTTCAAAAGCTTTAACCGGTTTATTACCAGCTTCGCGTTTCATAGCGTTGTAAGCCAAGAATAAAATATCCCAGACTCCGCCAAGCTCGCTGATATTTTTACCAGTCGCCTTTTCCCACTTCGCATACTCGGGCGGTTGGGCGATATAACTCGCTTGGTCGCCCGAGTTGTAAGTGATATTTATTTGTGACTTCATAGCTCCCGATGCTCCGATCTATTAGCTAAACGACTCTGATGGTTGTCCAACGACTGTCAACGTCCAAGTGTCGGTAAGTGCTCCAGGAGCCGCTCCACCTGCGCTTGGGAAAATTGGCAATACATTGAAAGTAAAGGTTGCGCCTGATGCGGCGGTGAATGAAACGGCAACTGTTGTGTTTGGTGCGGTTTCTGCATTTGACCACATTGATTCGAACAAAGATCCGTGAGCACCAGAAGCGCCCCAATCTTGCAAGAGTTCAATTGTGAAAGTCCATTGCTTGTCTAGCGACTTGTAAGCGCGGCCATCAAGAGTCTGATAAGTCTCGATAATGGTATCGGCTGACAAGGTCGCGGAAGTTGTTTGAGCGTCATATGGCTTCGTATCAAGAGTGAAGGTCACATCGCGCCCCGTGATAATTGTTGTGCTCATTGGGTCTCCTATGCGGTTTGCTCGTAGCGGACGCTCAAGCGGATATCGGAAACGAGCAAAGTTGTCGTTCCCACTTCAGTCACAGTTGGTCTTTCGACTACTGATAACTCATACTTGGAAGCATTGAGCTTTCCAAGAATACTCA